GCGCAAAGTAAGAGCGTTAATCGTGCGTCTTATTTCAAACCTAACGCGATTATTCATCTCATCAAAATTGACCTGAGTATCAACACGATAATCGCTCATAGCTTAATTACTCTTTAGCAGATGCTGCAGATTTCTTTGGCTCAACCACTTCAACATAACGCTCAAAACCTAAGGGCTTTAAAATATGGATAATGTCATTATCCGATTCCAAAACGCCGTTTTTGATATCTAGGTTTTGCCCAGCAATAACGAGTTTGGTTGGCTTGTAACCTTCTGGTGCCTGATACTTAAAAGGCATATGATTCTCCTATACAACAAAAACACCAACGCCTAAACGGTTAGGGTTAGTACCTTCATCATCAATTGGAATTGAATTTTTTAACGCAAGATAGCGTTGGCCATACATGCTTAGATCATAGAAAGCTTCTTTCGATGATCGTGAATAACTCACACTTTGGCCCGCAATTGTCATGCTTGATGCAGTACCAAAAGCAGCGCCATTGCCGCTAATGGTTCCGACTTTAAGGATATGTGCTGCATATAGACCTACAGCACGTTCCTTTAATGCCCCGAACTCAATTTGAGAAACGATCTGATCCGCTTCTTCTAAAGCATCCTGAATCCTTGCATCTGGCAAAGACATTAAACTCGAATCAGTCGAGAACCTTTCACGAAACGTTTGTACGTCCATATGTCTACCTTATTCCTTAGCCTGAGCTAACTTAGCTTGTAACTGCTCAAGTGTTTCATCGTCACTGAACGTTACTTCAAGTGCAGTTAATTCAGCTTTCACGGCGGCCAAAGTAGCTTCTTCTGCAGCTTTTGCCGCATCACCTGCTGCATCGTTTTGCTTGCCGCCTTTACCACCACGGCCACCAGTTTTACCCGCTGTTTTTGGCTCATCTTCCGCGATTTCCTGAACTTCAAGTTCACCGATATCAATAAGATGTTTAGCAAACTTATTTTTAGTGAGCTTCTTGTGCGCTTCTTCATCCACAAGAGTTGGTGTGCCTGTAGGTAAAACAGCAATACCAGAAAAAACAAAAGCGGCCTGTAAGCCGCTATAGATATAAGAATATTTCATACTGTTTTAATCCTTACACATGATCCAAGTAACGGAGAGAATCAACACGCTTCAACCATACGCCCTGATATTTGTAGTGACCAGGCACTTTAATATCTACACCAACTGGTTGAGCTGCCAAGAAAGTGACGTCATCACATTTCATTTGGATGCATGACGGATCACGGCGGTAAATAATAGAACGGTCAGCACCTGCCGTACCTTTACCATTTGAACGACCTAAACCACGAATGGTTAACGGCTTACCTTGTGATGCGAAGATGTTATTTTCTTCAATAAATTTTAAGAAAGTCTTTCCGCCAGAATCAGCAACTACACGGGTAGAAAGGTGTAAATACTGATTTGATGCCATTAAATAAGTATCTGGCTGTACGGAAACATCCCCATCAACAAGATCTTCAGCATCTGCCAAGCTTGCATTGAAGTCACTTAGTACTTCTTCAATGGTTGCGGTGGCCCAGTTATGTTGGGCTGTAACTATGGTTACACCCGTCTGATTTAAGAAACCCTTAACCCCTGTAAGTGCATTGCCATACCATGCAATATTGCTTAAGTGTTTTTCTGCAGCTAAACGAGCTGCCTCTACTTTATCTGCTTCAAGCGCTAAATTTAATTTTTGAGCTGCTTCTAACTCCAGCACTGAATACATATAACCAATAGTACCGACCTTCACAGGCAATTGAACCGTATCATATTCAACTTCGGCCAAAGGAATATCATTACCAGTTCCTGAATGATCTTTACCCAAACCCACACCCTTCTTACGGCTTAGGATTTCTCCTCCACCATATACAGCACTGACAGGTTTAACAGGAATGTATTTAGCGTAATCCATCACTTGCTGAAGCTGAGGATCCATTTCGTTAAATTCTTCCAATTTAACGAATAATTGGGCCAACGCATCAAGGTTAAATGCATCTCCAATATTTGCCTGAACCATTTGAGCTACTGGTGTTAAACGTAGCTTCATTGCTGCCAATTTACTCATAATTATTATGCCCCACGTAAGCGAACAGCAGCTAAGCCCTGTTCATTAGAAATTGTTTCCCAAGATGCGTTCGGTAACTCTGTACCATCTGTTGCTGTTGGGGATAAAGAACCTAACGGCGCTGCTGTGGTACCGTTAGCTGTTTTGACATATACCTTTGAGTTAATGTCTGTGACTGGTGCTGTGACCTTCACGTAAATCGAGCCGATCGTCATAACCGGTGCTACATCAGTAGCCTTATAGGCTTCTTTGCCATCTGCCGTTTTGCCTGACTTACCTACGCCGTGACGTACGATAATTCCAAACTTGGTATTAGTTGCACCAGTTACCGCTGAAACTGTTTTTCCGTCAGTACTTCGTACAACCACGTCACCATCGTTTACCAAACCGGTACCAGCCACAGGCAGGGATAAAATATCCTCTGGCCCAATGAGGTGAAACTTCATACCGGGTGCAGCATCGTATTGCTTAACCATGATTTACATCCCCTTAGATTGTTTTGTATGCGTTTTCTTTGCTGTAGGTCTTTTCTTCCCCACCGCCTGCTGGGTTGCCATCACCAGCTTTAACACTTTGCTGCTGGTGAAGCGCATCACCTACAGGATTAGAAGGATGAGTACCCTTCACAGCACAGAGTGCACGGAAAGTTGTGTCGATCTGATCAGGCTTTGCATCGCCGACAGCAACACTACCCAATACCGCACCCACCAATGCATCTCCCGCTTTAGCCGCAATCACATCACGTTTGATTTGCTCACATGTACAGCCTTCAGTTTTAACTGTTGGTACCAATGCTTTAGCATCGGCAATCACAGCAGCACGTTCGGTAGCAGCTTGTTCAAGTTTTTCAGGCGTCATCTGGTTCTTTTCCAGATCACCGACTTTTTGCTCAAGCGTGGTTTTATCGGTATGCAATTGATCTACGACTGCCTGAACGGCGTTAAGTTCATCACCGATCGAAAATTGCTTATCCCCGACTTTAAGCTTTGCCGCTTTTAAATTTTCGAGCTGCTCTTGTTGCTGCTTTAATGCATCCGCCAAAGGCTTGTTATCGCCAATGTCAAAACGAATACCGTTTACACTTACTTCCATTGTTTTCCCCTTTGGAGTTTGCTTTTCGTCACCGATGCGGCAATCACCACCACAGCGCCCGTATTTAACAAGTGCTACGTGATTGCCAATAAAGTTAATAAATTTTGCTTGGTACACCGTGCCATCTGGCGCCGTGCCCTGCTCTAAAACTAATGTGGCTCCATAACCCAGCGACATTTCTAATCGCTCGTTGTTTTGGATTAAATCAATGCTGTCTTTATCTTTAATGAGCAAGTCGCCCACTAGATAGTCGCCTTCTTGGCGGACGTTCTCACAATAGCCAATGTGATAGTCCTTCCAGTTGGCTGCATTAATTTCATTCTTGGGTGGGTGATAATCTGTAGCATCAGCACCATCCCAACTTTTAATCGCTGCCGGCTTAAATAGTTCTTCTGCAGGTGTGTAGACGTTAATCGTCTGATCTGCTGAAAAGCCTTCTAAGTTTGGGAACTCATACGCATAGTACTGACGTACCTGAGGTGCTTTACCCAAGCGAACGTTTACGCATTTCAAATAACCTTCGGGTGTATATGAACGTGTGGATTCACTCGGAGCAAAGTCACCTACCTTGAAGCGGTAAATGTTTTTCATAAATTGCGCTCATTAAAAAGCCCACCAGAAGGTGGGCTTGGAATAACAATTTTTACAATTTCAAAAATTATGAAATTTATTCTTCATTCATAATCTAAAGTAAATCTATGACCTGTTTCCTTAATTTTATAGACAAACCTGTGATTCACCTCATCCATCTCTAAGCCAATTGTGGCTATTTCAGTTATTCTTTTTTGGGGGTCAGCTTCTAAAATTTGATTTATATTCATAGATATTTCATTAAATTTATTTTCGAAATTAAATAATACTTGTTGAACATTCATAATCGCTTGCAATGGCGAACCATTAGAAACAACCCCTAAACCCGGTGGATAATATTCAGTGCCATCATGAACTCTTACTGTAACGTTACAATTTTTACTTCTTAGAATTTGATACTCTTCTTCTGTTAAAACCTTACCACCCGTTTCGCATTTATATTTAACAAGTAGATCTGGCCAATTTTCATGAATAGTTTCAATAATATCTAAATCGCACCAGTCTCCATGCGAAAAAAATCCAATAATGTGCGCTTTATTATCTGAAAAATGAATGAATAATAAATCTGAAGTTCGAGATACAAATCCATCACTTTCTAAATTTTGTCCTAAATGTAAATGCTGAATTCTCCAATGAGATAGCATGTCATCATCATAATCTAGCCTTTTAAGATTTCTACTTTGATATTTATTTAGAGAATTTCCCGTTTCTATATCTGAAATAATTTTTCTATATGCAGATAAATGCTCTTGAGGAATAAAAAAATTTGGAGGTTCAATTATCTCTCTAGGACGTGCATCTATTATTCTATATTTAAAACGATGATATAAGTGCATCGGACCATGACTTCCATTCTTATAATTCCCAAATTCATTTATTAACTTTTGATGACAATAGTCCTCATAGTCTTCTACTAACTCATTTTTTATTTCCACTTTAACCCCTTAATTATTTGAAATGATCAAGTCTTAATTCATTATCTTTAAAATCTCATAAAGTAATTAAATTAATCAATCAAAATATCCTCATAGTTAGGCAATGCGGTGCAACGGCAGCGAATAGGCTGACCAGGATGTCCACCATCTGGTGGTAAATCCCATCTGAATGTCTTGCCCTGCTTATGTTGATGATCTGGCCGTACACGCTCATCTTTAGCCGTTTGCCATGTGTATGTCTCAACACCCATTGAAAGTTGTCTGGCTTGGTTAATTTGGCCGTTAATCTTACCCATCTGATCACTAGAAATAAGTCGTGCACGATAATCAGTAGATAATCCTAACTGCTTAATTGCTTTGGCCAACTCTTCATTAGTTTGTCCAGTCTGCAAGGCATTGGTGATTAATACTTCAAGCTTGTCGGCGTATTGCTGAGGAATAGACTTAATCAAACTTACATTTGCTGTGATGTTTAGATCTACCTCATCCTGAATATCAGCAGCTCGATAGAACGGGGTTAGATCCACACCAATGATTGTTTTGGTGTGCTCTGCAATTTGCTTGTCCACTTCCTTTTGAGTATCAGTCACAACTTTTGTGGCCAACGGTCTGGAAACCTCAACAACATATTTTGTGAGCTTTTCCCTAAACGCCGTCATCATGTCAGAAAACCAAGCATCACCGATGTTCTGGCCAACCGTTGGAATAACAAGATCCTCGGTTTGATCCTGACAGTATTTTGAAATTGCCAGCAATTGCCGTGTGTAATAAAGCTCTACACGGCGATTTACGTGCACAGCTCTTGGCTTAGAAGCTTTACGCCCTTTCTTCCGTTTCTTAGCTTGCTGGAGGTGTGGTTTCAGTATCTGTATTATCGTTGTCATTAAGCTTCACCATTGTTTCAAGCTCTTTGATGTGTTCTTCATCAATCACTGAGTAAACGCCATCAATAACAAGCTGTTTTGCTATCTGTGGCTCTGTAATGACACCCATTTGAAGATATTTATCGTCACGTTCTGCGTTAGCTTTCTCAACCTCGGCACGGACCTTAGCATCTAGTTGCCATAGCGGATTAAATACAACATCTAAGCTTGGAATCTGACGACCAAATGTAGCTTGGCAAATTACTTTTAAAAGTTTCAACATGAATGGCTTTAACATCCATGTTTGCTTAGTAGCGATACTGTCGTAATAGTTCCGAGTGTCATGCTCACCAGTTGCGTTCATGCCTGCAGGTGATTGGCCAAATAAAATCGTATATGGAATATCAGCTGCTCCTGAAGTTTGAATGGAGTACTCACGCATAAGTTCAGGTAAACCACCAAAGCTATAAGATTTAGAGTCGTACTCTTCTTCAGCATCGAGCACGATCATGCCGTTTAAACCTTTAAGAAGACCAACACTAAGAAAACGCTCAGCTACACCTTTGAGGTCTTCTTTGATCTTATCAACCAGATTTGGCGTTCTGATCACATCAATTTTTGATTCATGGACTAAACTAGCAGTGGCCTTCTTAACTGCGGCATGATCTAAAAGGTCCTCATAAACTTCCTGTAAAACACTTACAGGCTCTTCATTGACCACATCAGCATGGCAAACTTTGATTAAGCGAGTGTGGTGGATCCGTTGGTTAGACTTTCCATCAAGCTTAAGCTTGTAAAATTCAGGTTGCTTTAGTAGTCCGCCTGCTTCATTTGGTGGTAAGTACTTTGAAGTATCGGCTTCTATCTGTTTTTTCTTCAAGACAGTGAAAAACTCCAAACGACCAACACCTAACTTATTTAAATCAAATGGTTGATCTAAGTTGCCGCCGTCCACAGTTCCTAGAAGCACATAGCAAACGCCATATAAGCGAGAAAGAACCAAACTAGATAAGAGCACCCCATCTAAGTTAAAAGCCTTACAAGCCTCTTTAAGCTTCAATAAATCGTTATCCTGAATCCCTTCATAGAACCAACCAGCTCGGAGCATGTCACTTGCTGGGCGGTTGACAATACGCTTAGCTAACCAGTGTTGATACACGGCTTCTAATTGCTCATCAGGAATTACTTTCTTAACGAAAGAACCGTGTGAAGCTTTGTCACGTTCGGTACCAATATTTGAGACAAAGTTTGTATATGCCCCTGCATCGCCAATTGCATCGGGCTTTTTAGTTTCAGCCA